GCCCGCTGGGTTCGCAGATCCCGGTGTTCGGCGGCGGCGGCACGGCGCCGTTCTCTCCCGCGGCGGCGGTGACCGGCTCGTCATCGGGCGTCACTGGCTGGGGCGCGATCCTGGGGAGCACCATCAGCAATCTCACCCGGCAGGCGCAGGCCGAAGCTCCGCGCATCTCGACGGGCGCAGTGGTTCCCGGCGCGGGCATGGGCATCTTGACGGAGTCATATGTGGCGCCGTATCAAGGCCAGTCGTATCTGGGCGGCGGCGACTGGGGCAACGGCGAGGTGCTGCCGATGAACTTGGGCGGCGGGACCAGCCGCATGTCGCAGATGCAGCAAATGAAGACCGCTTTCAATATCGGCAAGCCGATCCGGATGCAGGACCCAGTGACCGGCGCGATCAAGAGCATCCCGTGGTCGCAAGCCCCGGCACGCGCAAAGATGAATGCGGTCCTCTCCAGCCCCGGCTTCGCCAACATGGCCGCGGCGGTCGGCCTGCCGATGGCCCTGTCGAGCCTGAATAAGCGCGGCGTCATGGCCGACATTCAGGGCGTGGCGGGCGGCGCTCTGGCGGGATTCGGCATCGCCTCGATGCTGGGCGCCTACGGGCCGGCGGGCGCGTTCGCCGGGGGCGGCGCCATGCTCTTCGCCGCCGGGTACAAGCGCAGGGGCGTCTCGGGCCTCGCGATGACCACGCTGGGCGGCGCCTTGGCCGGCGCGGGCATCGGGACCATGATCATGCCCGGTGTCGGCACACTGATCGGAGCGGCGGTCGGGGCGGCAGTGGGGTTGACGGTCGGCGTCGTCAACCTGTTCCGCAAGACGAAGGAGCAGAAGGTCCGCGAGATGATCCGCAACGCCTATGGCGTCGACATTCAGGACAGGGGCATTCAGGCGCAGATCGTGGAGATCGCGAACCAGCGGTTCAACGGCGACATCCGCATGGCGGTGTTCAGTCCGGAGGTACAGGAACTGGTGCGGCTGTATGCGTTGAACACCGGGCAGACGGCGGGCCTGCCACGCCCGATGTATTCGGTGACCTCCGCGCAGTCGGCGTCGGGCCGGCTCCAGGTGCAGCCGGTCTACTCGGGCGGGCGGCTGGTGGCGAACCCCTACGTCGGCACGACCACGACTCAGGTGGCGCAATCGCTGGCGAACAACCAGCCGCTATTCCTGCAACTCAATCCGCAACAGGCGACGAGCCTGTTCAGCGGTCAGGTCATTCAGGTGATGGGCAACAATCCCGGCGCGGTGGGCGCGGCAAACACCACGGCGGCGCGGTCAGGCCAAGGCAGGCAGGCGCAGTCGAGCGCATTGCTGGAGCCGACTACGGTGACGGCGTGAGGCTAACGCGAACGGGTGAACGACGAGGTGCAGTTAAAGATGCGGTCCTTCTCCTGCGGACTTTGCGCGAGATCGACTGTGCAGTCAACGAACGCGATGCGCTTACCCAGATGCTGCTTTTCAGCGGGATCGGCAATGGTCTTCACCCAGACGCGCCCGACGTGGTCCGGATCAGGTTCGCCTTGCGTATGAACGACGCGCCAGTTGTGCGGCCATTCTTTTTTCAGCACCTGTTGTTCGATGTATGCCGACGCGGATCGCGAGGCCACGCCGACCTCCGACAACGAGCGGTAAGGCTTTTGGGGTTGAGATCCGCAACCCGCGGAGAAGGCCGCGAGGGCCAGAAAAGCGTACTTCATAGGGTTCCCGTTGAGACGTACTATTTTAACCCGTTTCAGGGGGCGTATGCCGGGTAACATCCAGCCCGCCCAGCCGGTCGATGTCCTGCCCGCCGGATTCTATGCCGTGCTGGAGGAAGAGCTTCGCATCGAGAGCTACGTCAACCGCTATCCGGACGGCAGTTCCGACCGGGCCGCGTTGGCGGCGAACCCGCGCCGGTTCTGGCGGATCACCCGCCGGGTGAAGCCTGCGGACTACTCGACGCTCTACACGTTCTTCCGGAATCATCTGGCGCAACCTTTCTACTTTTACGTGCCGCGCGAGACACAGCCGGCGTTCACGCCCGATCCCACCGGGGCCTCGCCGTTTGGCAGATACGTCGTGGTCTGGGACGGCAACTGGAGCGATCAGTTCGGCGTCGGGCGAAGCGAGGTGTCACTGGGCCTCAGGGAGGTGGCGTGAGGTGGACTACCTCGGAGCGGTGCCCATTCCAGATCCTCCGGTCGTCGCGCCCTTCCCGCTGACGGGCGATTATGGCGGCGGCATGGACTACGAGCCGCAGATTGCCACTCATGTCTTCGACCAGCCGGGGCTGAAGACGGAGCAACGCTACCTGATGGGCGCCGGGACGCGCCGCTTCCGCATCCAGCGCGATCACCTGTCGTGCAACGAGTTGAACGACCTCAAGTCGCATTGGCAGCAAGCCTTTGGGCAGTACGCGCAATTTCCGTTCACCTATCGCGGACCTGGCGGCGATGAATCGATCACCGCGCGATACGAGAACCCGAACCTGGACTTCGCGCATCTGACCGCATACATCGCGTCGATCAACGGCCTGACCCTGCTCGAGGTTCCGGCCTCGACGCCGACGTATAACGTCGCGGCGGAAGTGTCGCGCTTTCCCGACACCGTCCTGACGCCGGCTCTTGAGGCGCAAGTGCAGCGGTTCATCCCGCTGATCTCGATCTATCCGCGAGGCGTGGCCGATATCCTGCGCGTCTCCAACCAGCGGTGCTCGGTCGGCGGCAACCTCTATCTCCCGCGCCTGCTCGACTGGACGGGAATCTCCCAGACCATCAACGAGACGAGCGACTCGGCCTCGTTCGCGTTGGGCAACGCCGATGACGTGTTCGTCACCTACGCGAACCAGACCAACCTCTACCGCGCCGACATCGCGTTCGCGCTCTACCACGTAAACACCGGCTACCTGATCAACCTCTGGGCCGGGTATGCGCGACCGTGGACCCTCACCTCGGACGGCATGTTCATCTTGCCGGCGTCGGACGGGCTTTATGAATTGACGCTGGCCTACCCGTGGCGGAACGTCTCGCGGACGTGCTGGAAGAAGTACAAGGGGCCGCACTGCCCTTCGACCTCGTCGCATTCCGACTGCCCGAAGGACTACGCGGCGTGCGTCGAGCGAGGCGTGCCCAAGAGCTTCGGCGGCGTGGTGGCGGTTCCCTCCGATGTCCGCGTGCGCGACAAGCTGGCCGCGTTGGTCGGCATCCGGTCGCGCATCACCAGCGTCAGCGTAGCGGAGGAGTCGGCCTACCAGAGGCCCTTGCAGGAGGTCTACACCGACAAGCCGATGAAGGTGAACTGCGACGTGGCGGCGGGCCGCGACGAAGACACCTTCTACTCCGCGTTGGGCATCGTGGGCGAGGGGCCTATCGGGAAGTACTCGCTGAACCTGATCAAGCACCAACTCGACAACCAGCCGCCGCACGACCCCAGGAAGAACGGCGGATGGCGCGGGATTCTCGGAACCGATCCGGCGGCGCCCAGCGACTTCTTCGCCCTCGACCGGGCGCCGTGGGGCATGGTTCCGTCGGAAGCCACCTATGCGGCTGGCGTGGCCTTCGCGGAGATCCGGCGCACCGACGAGAAAGGCTTGCAGCTCGCCGCGGTTTCCGACCGCGCCATGACCGTCACGGTGGACGAGGGCATTGCCGGCTGGACCTGGACGGCTCCCGGCGCCCGCGTCTGGACCTCTGCCCTGTCGAACCCGGTCTGGGTCGCGGTCAACGTGTACCTCCGCGCCATCGGCCTGCGCGTCGATCCGTCCCGCGCCGCGGACATCCCGGTCGCGGTGATGGAGGATTTTGTCGATATCCCGTCCTGCATCGCCGCGGCGGCGATCTGCGAGGAAGTGGTCGAATCGATGATCGTGCCGGGAACCTACGAGCGGCAGTTTCCGTTCCGCGGCGTGATCAGGGAGCGCAAGCCGCTCAAGGACTGGTTGCAGGAGATCCTGAACTGTTGTTGCGGCTGGTTCACCTTCGTCACCGGCAAGCTCTGGATCGGCATCCGTTTCCACTCGGGCACGCCGTCAGAGTACACCTTCACCCGCGCGAACATCCTGTTCAAGTCGTTGGAAGCCTCGCCTCTCAGCCCCCGGTTCAATTGGTTAACCGGCTCGTTTGGCGACGAGGAGTTCGACTGGGCTTTGAATAGCGTCACTCTCTACGACATCTCACACGCGCTCTGGATGGGTGAGGCAACCGGCTCTCCGCAGTACCTCCAGAGCACCATGAACTTCGTCGGCGTCTCCAACAAGAGCCAGTGCGCCCGCCTGATCACCACGCGCCTGCGCGAGGAACTGGGGGGCCTCTGGGACAACGCAGGGGTGAACGAGCAGATCCGCGCCCGCCACCTCCGCTTCCGCACGACGCTCCTGGCCCTGAAGATCATGTGCGGCGACGTGATCCGGCTCGACCACGTTCGCCTGCCGGGTGGACGCGGCGAGGGGCGTGTCCAGTCTTGGACCCTCAATCCGGACTTCTCCATCGACATCACGGCAAGCTGCACGACCGACTCGATGTACCTTCTGACGACCGGCCCGAAGCCCGCCGACGGGCCATCGAAGCCAGTCCCGCCGGAACTGCTTCAGTCGATCTCGGGCCTTGCCTGGATGCCGAACCATGTCGCGCCGTTCCCCGGCGATCCGCTCTATCCGGACACCCGTGAAAAATCCTTCGATCTCTGGCAGGACTACAACATTCAGCGTGACGGCGTCTGGTCACCGGCCATCTGGGTCGGCGGCGAGGAGGTCATCAACCAGTTCATCGCGCCCGTGCAGCCGCGCATCACCAACGTGGTCCGGTCGGCGGGCGGGCATATCTCAGGGCCGGTCACCGTGTACGTCGCGGTCACCATGCGGGACCTGACCGGCGCTCCGTCGTCGCCGTCGAACCTGTACGCGCTCTGGATTCCGGAAGGCGTGGTCGATCAGAAGCTGACCATCTCGATGATCCCGGCGCCCAGCGGAACGTGGGCCGGCTGGGACCTCTACATCGGAACCGACCGGCGGCGCATCGCGTTGCAGGAGTCGCGCAACGAGGCCCTGCCCTCGAGCTATCAGTACACCGGCTTCCTCGCGCCGATGACGCAACAGTTGCCCGACGCCGCCGCAGAGCGCGTTCGCCTCGCCGCCAAGCACGTCTGGCATTCCGGCGTGGCCGGCGTGCTGGTGACTGGCGTCACCGCTCCGAACCAGATCCAGGCCGACAACTTCATCGGGGCCACCGACAACTGGGTCGGGCGATACCTGTCGGCTCTCGCGGATCTGTCGGACGGATCGGCGCCGCTCTGGAACTTCCAAGTCACTGCCTTCAATCCCGCGACCGGCACGTTCACGGTCACGCCCGATTGCGTCCGCGGCGATCCCGCCGACTCCGTCGAACCGGGTGACGTGCTCATCGTGCGGAGCATCGGAGTCAGCGCCGGCGCGGACTGGGTGGAAGATCCGCTCTGGAATAACAGCGTCGGGCGGCTGCAATTCCCCGACACCAACGGCCTGCGCCCCGACGAGGAGATCGGGCGCCTATACCGCATCCTGCGCGGCAAGGGGGCCGGCCAAGTCCGCGCGATCACCGCGAACACCAACGTGCGCGTCACCGTCGAGCCACCGTGGGAGGTCCAGCCTGACGCGACCTCCGTCGGCATCATCGAAGCGCACGACTGGGACTACGCGGGTGTGACGAGCGAACTGCTGGTTCCGCGACCGGGGCAGGCTTTCGAGTTGAGAGTCCGCGTCGACAACCTCGCCACGATGGTCGCGTTGGTGGGCGGCTTCCTGGTGGACCGCGAGGGCCGGATCAGCGACGAGGAGTTTGCCGTCTACCGCGAGATCTTCATCTACGGCCAGCCGCCGGGAGTGCGCGAGGTCGGGCCAGAGGCCCTCGATCCGGAAACCAGCGAGGCATGGACGGTGTATGCCACGGACCAGACGATTCGCGCGGACACCAGCGAGAGGGACATCGCCGTTCAGTTGTTGCCGCTGGCCCAATATCAGGGGCGCACGATGTACTTTTCCAACGATAATGGACCTAACAATCTCACCGTCTTCTGCTGGCCTGGAGAGTTTCTGTTCGATGGCCTGGAGACGGTGACCGTGCCTCCGCAGGAAACCTTGAGAGTGACCGCAGGGTAGCTGTATGCCGACGACTACCAAGATCGGAACCTGGATCTACGAGCGCATCAGCCCTACCGGGGGAACGGGC